AAATAATTATTAATTTGATGAGTAAAAAGCCCATATGATTTAAAATACATATCATCACAAGTTGATGGTCTTATTGTTTTTACATTATAACAACGAAATTTGAATAAGACTTTACCGCTTAATTGGTTATAAATAAGTCTCTTATTTTTAGAACAATAGACGTAAATTTCTGCATATCCATTTTTATTAATAAGTTTCTGAATTGCTTGTGCTAAAACCTTATTTTTACGCAATTCTATTGTCTTTTCTTTATTCATTATTTTTACACAAAACTCAGGTTTTATACTTATCATTATTCCTTTATTGTCTCGCTTCATTTAGTTTCTCCTTTTTTAACGTTTCAAAACGACACTTATTTTTCCTCGTCCATTTCACTAAAACAAGAGCAACCGCCCATATCGTTACATTCCATAAAATCAAATAATGTTAATTGGTTCTCTTTATCCATTCTTAATTGGTGCAATGAATAAGGCTTGCCTCTTCTTTTTAGATGAGTGAAAGGTTGACCGATTATTCGTTGTAAAGTTAGTTCTTCATTTTCAGCCTCCAAAAATCGGTTGCGGTCATACTCCAATAACTTTAACCAATGTCCTATTCCTGCTTTAACACAACGACCACCGCAATTATTATGAGTTAAACCCATTTTATAAAGGCGAGGGATTTCTATTCCGTCGGATTTCAATTCCTCCAAATACTCGTTTTTATAAAACATTTCTTTACATAACGGATATTCAACTTTATATGGAGCGTAATTTTTGCTAATTGCGATTGTTCGGTGTTGTTCGCTCCAATCAATTCCCATATACAAAACACATTCGTTCGGCTGGAAGTTTTCTTTTAACCATTTATTAAACACTTCGCTTTTTAATTTTTTGGAGCAAAGAGCAACGCGGTTATTAAATACGAACTTGTTATCAATTTGTAATTGTAAAGGCGTTTTACCCGAGCAAAGACGAATAATATCAATATCCAGTTTATTTTCAATATCAGTTAAAAATCTATATAAATCTCCGTCTTCGTATAATGTATCGCAAAACACGGCTAAAACGTCTTGTTTTGGAGTGTTAGACATAACTCTTTTTAGAGCGATATAACTTCCAATTCCCCCCCGATAAACTAACAATATGTTTCATTTAGTTTCTCCTTTTTCTTATTTACACGAGATAAATAATTTATATAACTTTTGCTTAACTTTCTAGGCTTAAATTTAATAGATTCTATAATATCATCAAGAAAGCTTCCTCTTTTGTATTTGTTATGAATCCATAAATATATAGACAATTGCTGACATCCAAGAATAATAGCTATTTCATTCGTGCTTTGAGCTTCAAACGTTTCTCCATTTTTTAAAGTAACAAAATAATTTTTTTTGAAAACTGAATTCATACTAGCTCCTTTTAATTTAACTTCTATTTATTAACTCGGCTTTGTTTCCTGTTAGTGTTTCCCAAATTTTTGAAGAAATCATCTTCTTTATATTTCTTACAATAGCCATCTAAATAATCGACAATCTTTTTGGTTAACAAGCAAACGCCTTCCATAGGATCATAATGCTTGCAATAATTACAACATTTATCTTTCATAATCACTCCTTATCTCTTCAAAGCTTTTTTAAAATGTTCGGCTTCTGCAATAAGTATTAAATCTTTTAAATTAATTTGAATTATTTCCATTTAGTTAAATTTCCTTTCAATTTTTTTAAATTCAAGGCAGCTTCCCCAAAAAACAAGCCTCAAAAATCGGTTTTATATTTTTTTTGACTCCGCCGCCGGTGCCTAAAAGCCCTCAAATCGCACAAAAACAGGGCGGGGGGCTTTATTTGCAGTCATCTATGATAACTTCACCATTAGGCTTGAAGTTAACGCTGTGATGGCTTTTATGCGTGCTGAAATGCTCTTTATTATGACAATCAATACATAAGAGTTCTAAATTATCAAAGTTCAGCGATACATTTGGATCTAGAACATTGAATTCGTTTAATTCTATTTTGTGGTGGACTATCATTTTTTTGTTAGTCTTGTGACATCGCTCACAAACTCCTCTTTGATTGTTGAAGTAAGCATCTCTAACTTTCTTCCACTGCTTTGACTTATAGAATTGAGCTACTCTTTCGCCATGTTTACTTGGCATCTTACACCTCCTTTCTAAATCTCATCACCTAGAATGTCTGCAATATCAACTTCGATTTCTAAATCGCTTGATTGAGCATCTTCTTTAGGTTCGTAGTTTTTGCAAACTTTTTCTAGATTAATTAAATAAGCTTTCAAGAAATATTTCTCTTTGTTTTTAACTAGCATCTTCTCAATATTCTTGTTAGTGTTTCGAATTGTATAAGCTATAACTTGATTATTAATTTTTTCGAACTCTTCATCTGTTAAATCTTTAGTTAAGAATCTGTTTTTAATTTCAGAGATAACTTGAGGCTCAATTTTTTTACGAATAAGCGTAGCGACTTCTTCACGAGAAGAGAATGGAGACTCGAAGGCAGCGAGTTCTTGCTCGCGCGCCTGTTTATCATTTTTTATCAATTTATCATTATTACTCTTTCCTATACTATCCTTACCTAACCTATCCTGTGTATCCAAAGTGTATACATCCTGTATACAGTGGAATCTATAAGCGTTATTTTCGTCTAATTCTAGTTCAAGAAGTTTGTCAGCATATTTGCTCCTAACATATCTGTCTTTCTGAATATAGTTGTTAATTTTCCAATGCTTAATAACTAATAATCCTTCTTCATCATCTAAGACTAAAACGAATTTTTTTGCGATTAATATCTTTAAGTCATCTTCAGAAGCGCCAATTGACCTTTGAATTCTTCGAGGAGAATTAACTACTCCATCATCGTCGCTTAACATTCCGAAGTGAAAATAAAGACATTGCGCGCTCATTGGCATAGAGCAGAAAGCGTCACTCTCTGTAATATCTCGACTAAACATTCTTCTATTTGCCATCTTCTCGCCCTCCTAATCTAACTATTGAATAGCTCTCAATTTTACTTTGAAGATATGAATTTTTATGTTTTTTCTTTAACAGAAACTTTCTTAATCCTGAATGGTCGCAGCCAATTTTTTCAGCAACTTTTCTAAGGCTACGACCGACTATGAATTGACCGTCGCGAAGAACAATCCTATACTCAAATCTTCTCATATGATTTCGTCTCCAAAACTGATATTGAATGACTCGATTAATTTCTTTAATGATTTAAGATAATTTAGCCTTATTTCAATAAGAACAGCTACTCGGTCAATATTCTCGGCTAACTCTTTTGATTTTCTTTTACTTAGCAGTTTTGAATAATAATCTGCATCCTGATTAAATCCCGGAATCAATGTTGAATCTAAGATTTCTCTAATCTTCTTGATTTGATTATTCTTCATCTCTTGCCTAGTCATTGGAAGTTGCCTCCGAAATGTTAACTGAGTTAAAGATTTCTTTAAATCTATGAGCGAGTGATTCTTCATCGATTACTCGACCGGAATTTGATAGAAGCTTTCCTTGACCGTCTAACTTTGCTTTGTTTTTAATATTCCAATATCTGACAAGTCTTTTAGATATCATCTTCCAAAGACCGTCAGCGAATTTGACAACTTCTTCTTCAGAGCCTATCCAGTATTCAAAGTCCTTATAGATGATTATCTTGTCAACTTGTGTCGATTCATTAATCGCCTTGATATCATTCCAAATTGCAGGACAGTGATCATGCGACTTAGAATTCTTATTCCAGTAGTAGCCTTCAACATTTAAGTAGATTTGCTCTTGTGTTGTTTTCTGATGATTAATAAGTGAATTGAATTTAATAAATTTGTAAAGATTCCATTGACGAGGAGTAAGTTTTTCGTTTTCTTGCATTTTGATTAATTTTCCTTTCTTTTGATTTGCAGTTTTTCCGAACTTTTAGACCTAATTTTTAACTCTTCTTTTTTGCTTAAAAAATGAGACATAATCACTAAAACTGTATAATTTTTATTTTAAGTATTGAATTTAATTGTTTAGCCTTTTATTTAGCCATTTTTTAAGATTTTTGAAGAGTCTATTTTTCTAAAAAATGATACCGTAATTATTATTTTCGTATTTTCCTTAATTTTTACCTCCATAACTTGTATAAATATCTTAAACGATCTATATATTTTTCTTTGCATTGTTTATAGTTATAAATTTTAGAATCAAGAGCTATTTTAACTGGATATTCGACCAGACTATATTCCGGATCTAAACAAGTAATTTTTTCTTTAGTTACTACTAAATCTCTTTCAAATTCTTTTGCGTTTAAAATTAATATTTCTTCATTTAAGATTTTCTCTAAAAAGAGTATTAATTCATTTTTATAAATAAAATCTGGACATGCTCTAATTTTACTAAGAATGCTCAACAAATCGTTATATTCCATTATTTTATATCTCCTTTCCATCCTTACCGATTAATTTAATTTGCTCTATAGTTCCGTTATTGAATAAGCCAATAGCATATTCAATTGCTTTTTCTTCAGTCCAATCTAGAGAGCGAATATAATAATTAACTAAATAATCGATTCCCTTTCTTGACGTTTCTGTTTTATCGCAATATTCATATAATTCTTTTCTTAATTCATTAACCGTCTTCATCTTTTTAACTCTCTCTTTCTAGGAAGCTTTTCCTTACTTGGAAGTGGGCTTTAAGGTTAAGCCCTAACCTTCGATTTTACATAATACCTTAGCGAGAAACTCTCTTGTTTGAGCATTTGGAGTTTTCCAATAGGTAGCAAGTGCAAGTGCAAGTGTTCCTTTAGTTTCTTTTAATGCGTTTTTTATCGCTTTTTTTTGTTGGTTTGCGTCATTGTAGTAATTTGTTAATCCGATTTCTTTTAACATTTCATATTTTGTCATTGTTTTTGTTCTCCTTTTGGAAGTTATTTCCTGCTTCCTTGATTATATATTAATCAATTTGTTTAACTTTGTCAACACTTATCCAATATATTTTTAAACTTTTTGTTTATTTTTTAAAGACCTAAGAAAATATTTTCACGTGCTTTCTCCGCATCATCTCTTCCCCAGCATACATAGCGTAAAGTAACATCAGGTGAGTCATGATTATACATTTTCATTAAGGTTAAGACATTGCCTCCTGAATTAATATATTGATAGCCGAACGTCTTTCTTAATGAGTGAAGACCGAACACAAATTTGAAGCCTACAGCTTCGCCAGCTTTTGAAACAATCCTATGCCCCTGCTGCCTATTGATTGGATATGTATAAGGCTTCCCATTAATCACTTTTTTTTGCCCTCTAAACATGTAGTCATATTTGCCTAAATGCCATCTCTCGACATAGTCATCGACTAGCTTTTTAAATTCTTTATTCATCTTAAAATTTTGCATTTTCCCAGTTTTGTTTTCTTTGATCGAAATATATCCATTTAAATCTACAACTCGTAATTGAAGTAAATCTTCTGCTCTGAAAGCAGTGTTGATTCCGCAAATAACTAGCATGTAGTTTCTATCGGCTTGATATTTCTTAACATCAGTTTTAGCTTTATCAACTTTATTTAATAGATAGAAGAGAAGATTCTGAATGTCTTTTTTATTCTTAATCGGCTGCGTTTGATGCTGCCCGTTGAAGTATTTAATTCTTCTCATATTAAGCTATAGCCTCCTTAATTAAGTTCTTATTTTTATTAATCAACTTATTAATTAATTTAGAATAGTCAGTCTTTTTATTAAATCTTCCATAATCTTGCAAGACTTTATTTTCAGAAATTGAATACTCGATGTCTTCAATACTATGACCTGAACTTCTATTTACGCATCTAAATATTAAAGAATCTTTCTTCCTGTAATAACTCAAAGTAAACAAGCAATTCCCCATATAGACCGCTTCATCAAGCATCGATTGAACTGTCGGAATTATTGATATTTTTAAATCATTATTGCCTAAATCTAAATTTAAAAAATTTTTTATTCTTTCTTGATAGATATTTTCTTCTTCTTCAGCCTTTTTGCAATCTATTAAATATTGCTGTTGTTTTCGAATTCGATTTGCTCTTTTATAGCATGTTTTTTCAACTCTTTTAAAATTTTCTAATTTATCAAAAGACAAATATATAGGATTTTTTAAGTCAAAAATCTTATAATCATCAGCTGTTCTTAAATAATGCAGATAATTTTCTAATTCTTTATGATCATAAGTAGGAATTAATTTATTCGGATATTTTAATAATCTATTTTTTAATTCGTCAGTTAATCCGCCCATAAAAATTAAATGAGCTAGTTGATAGTTGTTGGTTTCATTTAAAGTGTCAAAAAAACTAGAGTCTTCTAGATATCGAAATAAATAATCTAAATTAGTGCATATATTTGAACAATAACCTTTAATTTTTGAATTTGTCTTGTAATAAAAATTAAAGTTATCAAAGTATTTTAATGCTGTAATTTTATTTTTAAATTTAATTAGATAAGAATAATCGAGCGCTCTAATTGAATTATATAATTTAAATTCTCTTACTTTTCCAAAATCTGAACTAGTATCAAATTTCCAATAATACCAGCAAGTGTTGATTCTTTTATTTTGAATAAATTTTCTTCCATCAGAAGTAATAAAAATTCTAAAGACTTCATTAATAGATATAGCTCTAACTGTCTCAGATTTAACAGTTTGTCTTTTTAGTTCGCAAGAAACATCATAGAATCTAATTATTTGTAAATCATTAGTTAACTTATAAGAATAGCCGACTATTTTTTCATTATCGTAAAAAGAGATTTTTCTTTTTCTAGATTTTTTTTCAAAATCAGTAATTAAACCTGACTTCTTAGCCATTTTTAAAAAGTCATAATTAACTGGATCTAAATTAGAATAAACTGAGTTGATTAGAGTCGATGTGATTCTTTTTTCTTTTGATTTCATTTTCAAGCTCCTCTTTTACTTCATTTTTATAATTTATAATCGCTTTATCTTTAGCTCTCTCTCTTTTTTTCTTCTCTCTTTCCTCAACCTCTTTTTGATAATCTTCAATCATCTTTGCTCTAATTTGATTTTTTTCTTCAACGGTTAGCGGGATATCTTCAGAAATGATGACCGAGCCTTCAGTATTTTTAATTTCTATATCTTCTGAATTTTCGTAATAATTTAAGGCTATCAGGAAGACTTCATCGTTAGTTAATGCTACTTGTTGTTCTTCTTTGCAAAAGTTCTTTTTAACTTCAGACAATATATACTGAATGCAATCTTTTATATTTTTCTTAGGATCAGAATATTTAATTCTAAAATCCTCATCTTCATTTGCTTTTGCTTCTAAGAAATTTTTAATAACTTCTTCAAATTTAATTAAGTTTGCCACTTTTTTTGCTCTCCTTTTCTAGTATTTTTAAAACTTCTTTTTCGTTGGTTCTATAAACTAAATTTCTTGGAACGTTTTCAAATCGAGTAAAATATTTAATTATTAGAATCTTGATTGAATAAGTGACTCCATCGATGTAGATATAGCCTCCGCCCCCTCGATCTCTTGGAGTAAGAATAACTAAATTCTTTGAAACCTCTCCTAATTTAATTCTGTTTAATGCTTTAGAAACTTCTAAGGCATTTAAAGTAGATTTAATTCTAATCACTTGACCTAGCGAAGAAATATAGTAATTAAATCTTTCATTGGAGTGGAATCTTCTATAGTTAATTTGATTTTTGTTTTTCATTTTATTACTCAAAAAAGCGCAGAGATTAAATTTAGCTCTATCGCTTTTGTTTCTTCATTTAATATAAATTGAATTCGAACGTCGCCTAATCCTAGATTTATTGAATTTTTTAAGCGAACAATTTCAGCATTTTTGTAGTGGCTAAAATTTAATTCGGTTAAATCTCCGGAATCATAATATACAGAGCTAGGAATGTTAAATTCTTTAGCAGCTTTTTTTAATTGGTTAAAGAATTCTTTTGATTTTTCACAAGTTGAAAAATAAACAGATTTAATCGTTTTAAATTTGTCATCACTAACAAAGTGAACATTTTTAATGATGAATTCATCATGTCTAAGTTTATAAAAGTCAAAAGTAGCAGCCATTTTAAATTTCCTCCTTTTTAGTTGCATATTTTTAAGATATTAATTTCTTTAATATCTTTAGCTACTTTTATTGAAGAATTATTAATTTCATTGATTAAATCAATTAAAAAATCTATTTGACTGTCAGTAAATCTAATTTCAGGATGCCCCTTTTTAAATTCAACCTTCTCGCCAGCTTCGTTTTCTAAAACAACTTTATTAACTTTAACCATCGCTCTCTCTCCTATTTGTTTTTAATTTTTACGAACTTTTAATTTATAAAAAAATCTTGCAAATTTAAATTTAAAAGATTAGCTAACTTAATGACTGAATTTATAGAAAAGTTTCTAATTTTACTAGACTTTATTGTTCTATAAGAATGACCATTTAGCCCCATCAATTCGCCCATTTCGCTTGATGTTAGCCCCTTTTCTTTCTGAATTCTAATAATTAGATTCTTGTTAATGTTCTTGTATTTCATGTTAATTTGTTTTTATTTTTCTTGAACTTTACAAATATATTTTAAATTCTAAGCTCTAGTGTGTCAACAGAAAATTGACATTTTTATAAAACATTATAAAATAAAATTAAAAAGGAGAGTGCTTATGAATAACTTAAAAAGTTTGATGAAAGATCGTGGCATTAGGCAAAAAGATTTAGTTGTCTTAACTGGTATTTGTAAATCTACTATTTCTGAATACATGAATAATAGAGAGTTTATCTCGAATAAAAACGCTAAGAAAATATCAACAGCTTTAAATTGCACCATTTCAGAACTTTTAGGAACTGAAGTCGTAAGAAATCAAATCAAAGTTGACGATTTAGTAACTACTTTGCGCTCCTTTGTAGTTAAATATGTTTACTCAGAAGATGAGCGAACTTTCACAAATATGAAAGAGAAAAAAGACGATATTGTTCTAAAATTGGTTTGCAAGTGCTTACTAGACTATGATTATTTAGATATTAAAGAGTATGAAAAATTATATAAATTAGTTGATTCATTTATGAATAAGCACGATGTTAAATTAAGAGCTTTTCAGGAGTTACTAGTTTAAAATGAGAGCAGTAGGTTATTGCAGATTTTCATCTGAAAATCAAAGAGACGGATTCTCTATTGAAGCGCAAAAAGCAGCTATCAGAGAGTTTTGTTCTAAAAATAAAATTGAACTTTTAGACTTTTATATTGATGAAGCCTTAACAGGAACGAACGATAAAAGACCAGCATTTCAAAGGATGATAGATGATTCTTCAGATCATCTTTTTGAAGCGGTTATAGTTCACAAATTAGATCGCTTTTCTAGAAGCGTAACAGATACAGCAATTTATAAAAATCATCTTGCCAAAAATGGAGTAAGACTAATTTCTGTTGTCGAGCAATTCGGGAACTCTCCTGAAAGCATCATTCTAGAACAAGTAATTATTGGAATGAACGCCTATTACTCTCAAAATCTTTCTCGAGAAGTTAAAAAAGGAATGACGCAAGCTGCATTAAATGGATATGTTTATCATAAAATTCCGTTTGGTTATAAAAAGGGAGACGACCACAAATTTCAAATAAATGAAGATGAGGCAGAAGTTGTCCGCTTAATTTTTAATCTTTATGCAAAAGGCTATTGTCAAAAAGACATTATCGAAGAATGTTTTAAAATCGCGCCTTTTAGAACGTATACTTACCAATTTATCAATAGAGTTTTAATGAATAGATTTTATATTGGAGAAATAATAGTAAATGGCAAAGCTTATAGAAATATTACTCCAGCTATCATTTCAGAAGATTTATTTAACCGATGCAACGATGGCATCAAGCGCCATTCTTACAGGAGAAGGAAGGAAGTAAAAGGAGAAGAATTCAAAAAAACAGATTTTATTCTTAGCGGACTAGTTTTTGATAAAAACGGTCATGCTTTTACTGGATCATCTGCAACTGGTAAATTAGGCAAAACCTATTATTATTATGCAACAACTAAAAAGCCTATTATTCGTTATCAAAAGGAAGCGCTAGAGCATTTAGTTTTAGATGGAATTTGCTCATATATTGAAAATGGCATGAATCTAGAGTATTTAGCTTCTTTAATAAACGAAAAAATTAATCAAAGAATCAATAAAAAGCAGATGAGTGAATTAGCTCGTAAAATTAAAATATTAAAGAATAAAAGAAGTAGAATGCAAGATGCTTATATTGATGGAGTCATAGAATTAGAAGAATTAAAAGAAAAAAACTACGCTTTAGTTAATCAAATTAATTCTTATCAGAATCAACTCGATTTATTAACTAATTCTTCTACTGTCTCTCCTGAAATTCTTAAGAAAGCTTTTAAAAATATCAGCGACCAGATCAAGAGTAAGAATATTGACTCTAAAAAACTCCGCCGATTAATTACTTCGTTTTTAAAGAAAGCTATCATCGATGATGATACGGTTAGGCTACATTTAATAATTCAGCATGGAGATATTAAAGTTAAAAAGTTAAAAGAAAAACTCGAACAATCGGATTTTTCCGAGTGTTCGAGTAATCATTCAAATGGTGAGCCTTACGGAAGTCAACTCGAAATCGTAGTCATGTTAAGAAAGAATTTAAATCTTATTAATCAGTCTCTTCTATTTTCTTAAAATAGTCATTTTTAATTAATAACCACATTTTTTCATCAGGAACATTTAAGCATTTTTGAACTTTCTTCCAAAACTTAACAGTGCCATTTCTCTTGCCATTTTCAATATTTGATATATATATAGCTGTAGTTTCAGTCGCTTCCGCTAATTGCTTTTGCGTGCAATTCATTAGATTTCTGAAGAATTCTAGATAACAGGTATCTTTATTTAAAGGATTGCAAGTATATTCAATTTTACAACCATAGCCGCTCAAATAATCTTCTTCTGAATATTCATAGTAAGTCTTGAATTTCTTTTTAAATTCTCCAAAAGTGCAAATATCAAATAAATTTGAATTCTGAAAATAAGGATTGTTATGTGTGACTTGTTTAAATACTAAAACATTGTCCGCATCCTCTAAGATTTTTTTACCATCAATTACTTTCATTTTTCTAATCTCCTTTTTTAATATTAAGCAAATAATTTTTCTTCTTCTTCAGTCATTAAAGCGTATTTTAAATCGTCAAACCAATTATGAGATGCATACGGTCTGTATTTAGGAAGTTCAAAATATTTTTCAACTTCGCAATAGCCATCGTTAGTTATTCTAGTGACTTTTCCGTATCCTAAAATTTCATTACTAACTTGAAATTTATACCACTTACCAACTTGAACTTCAACAGCACACATCATTCCTTTGTGACCGAAATCATGTCTACTAAATAATCTTGCGCTTGTAGTTTCCATTTTTAACTCTCTCTTTCTAGGAAGCTTTCCCCTTCCTTGATTATATATTAATCTATTTGTTTAACTATGTCAATACTTTTTCAATAAATTTTTAAACTTTTTGTTTATTTATAAAAATAAAAACTGATAGTAACTCCAAGAGTTAGCTACTATCAGCATTATTAAAGATCTTACCTTTGCAAAGGATTTTTAAATTTAAATTAATTTAACATTCTTATTTTCACTAGAACTCTCTAATTCAGATAGTTCTTTTTTTAAAGCTGCGATATGTTCTTCTTTAGATTTTTCTTCTTTAAATTTAACTTCAGCCAACTTCTTAGCTTTAGCTTCTTCTTTAGCTTTAGCCTTTAAAGCCTTCTTTTGATTCTTCTCTTCTTTCTTCATTTTAGAATAAGCAACTCTAATCTTAGATAAGTTAGTTTGAGAAGTCTCAACTCCCAACCTCTTAGCTTCTTTAGCAAGTTTTGCTTTTATAAAAGCATCGATTGCTTCGTATAAAGTAGTAGAGATTGCTGAGAAGACTCCAGCTTGAGAAATATAACCTCCCCAAGAGAACTTTTCATAATTCCAGTTAATAATTCTCCAACTATAGAAGATGAAAGTAACTATTAAAGAAATAATTATTGGAATGAAAACAAACCAGCAAGTAATTACTTTTTTGTCAATTCCGGTCGCAGAAGACCACTCATCAGCCTTGTTTTTTAAAGGAATTTTAATTATTTGAGATATTGCTAGAATCAAAATCACACAAACTGCTCCAACAAATCCAAAGCTTTTGGTAACATCTTCAAGGATCTTAATAGTCTGCTCCATGAAGACCTCCTTTATTTATTTAACACAAAATTTTAGTCGCGTCTTGAGAAACAACTACAGAAGGAGCGACCTCTTGGCTGTCGATTTCTTCTTCCTTGTTATCCTTTTCTAATATGTCCAAATTTTCAGAAGATGCGGCTGAATCTTCTGAAATATTAGATTCATCATTTTTAGATTCAGGAATAACTGAACTTAAAATATTCTCAATAGCTGCTATTAATTTATCGTCTTCAGCTATAGCGCTATCGATTTTCTCTAACTTTTGAACTAACTCTTCTCTTTCTGAAGATTTCTCATCTTTATCAGCTTTTAGATCGCTGACGTAGTTTTTGAATTTTTCTAAAATTTCTTGATTTTTTTCCATAGTTTAACTCCTTTCTTTTAATATTTAATTTGCTATAGAAATTAATTTATTTATGCCATATCCAATCAACGGAGATAATATGACTACTAGCCAAATGAAGACTGCTAAGGCTACGACTATCCAATCTCTCTTGAAGAAATGTCGCAAGCCTCTGCTAAAGACTGAAATAGGAGTGATGGTTAACATTGCTATAATGTAATATATAGCAAACCAAATCCCACTACCTATTTTCATCATTTTAATTTGCCACGTAGGTCGTCCACCTTCCATTCCGAAATCTTCGCAAGCTTCTTTATTTGCGTCATACGCTGAATCTTGCTCTTCTTTGATTAATTGATTCCCAACTCGATTAATCTCATTTCGCATTCCTTTTCGAGCTTTATCTTTAATTTCTGTTTGAAAATCTTCATCTTTTAACTCGCCAATAGCTGCGGCTGTCATTGAATCATCAACTAAATGCTGCATTTGATTTTTTCCGTAAATCTTATGCTTTTCAGAAGTGAAATGCTCCTCTTCAGATTTATAAACTTTTCCTTTTTCAGTAGAAAATGGACTCGGAGTAACATTTTGTGGCTCAGTCTGAGAAAGAACGTCTAAAACTCCTTGCTTTTGAATCTCTAATTGATGCTGAATTTGTGATTGAATTTTTGCTCTTTCATCATCTGTCATAAGTCATCCTCCTGCAGTTCTCTTCTAATCGCCGAAATTTTATCAGCATTAACTCTAGCTTCTTCGTCGAGTTCTTTGAGTGTCGCGTAAACTTTAGAATTAATATGTATAATTATTCCCAAATTCAAGCGCTTTGCTCTCTCATATTGCGAGACTTGCTCGTCATACTTTACGAACCACTCTTTAAGAGTAGATAGTTGATTTTTTAATGAAACTTGTCTATTTAATTCTTCTCTCTTTTTTGCTATTTTTTCTTCTCTTTCTTTCTTAAGAGGAGAGAAATCTTCTAATTCGACTAACTTATAGATTCCTTCATCTTCGGTCTTTTCTAATTTGAATTTAAAAGGAATGACATTTTTATAGTCTTTGTCAAGTTCGTAGAAATATTCTTCAGGAGCTTCTACTGAGTGAGTTTCAGTAATTTTGACAAATCTATTAATAGTGTTGTCTTTATTTAAAGTAATATATGCTTTCATAGTTTTTTTACCCTTTATAATAAACTCTGATTAAATCATCACCCGATTCATCATCTGAATATAATGCAACGTTTCCAAGTGTTCCGTTAGAATTAACGAATTTATAGACGTTATCGTCGATATTAAAAATTACACTATTACCATAATTATCACCAAATGCATAATTGTAATAAATAACAGATATTACAGTATTACTATTAGATCTCATCCAATTTTGAAAATCAGTCATCGTAGAAGAATAAGCGTAAAATTCTTTAATCAAAAGTTGCCCTGCAGAAATTTGATCTGTTGTTGCCAATTGATACATTGTCTGACCATTGTCGGGAGAATAAAATGGCTTGCCTACAGGAACTGTGCCAGCATTTCCATATAAACTTGTTACGATTCCGATTTTAGGATATGGATAATCTTCTCCAGAAATAAATGCCATTCCAAAAGTGTAGCCTACTGAAGATTTATGAATTGAATTTCTAGAGAAATATATAAGTGATGTATCAATATTAGAAGTCGAATTTATTAATAAAGGATTAGCGTTTCCAGAAGATATCGTTCCCCCACTTAAAGGCAAATAATTATTGAGTTGATTTTCTCTAACAATTCCCCCCTGATATTGTTGGTAAGGATAAGCGTGAGAACCATAGTTAAGCATAACTTGAGATAAAGCACTTTGATTTCCACTACCATAAGTTGTAAACCTTACAAATGCAAATGTGTTAATTGTAGTAAATGCATAATAATTTTGGTTACCTCTATCTATATAAGCAGACGATATAAAACCTTTATTAGTATCATAATAGTGAATGTATAATCTTGATCCTTTTCCACCATTCGCACTTAATGAATAAGTTGTATTTGGTTTAAGTGTTAAATACTCGTTTAAGGCATTAAATTCTTGATACCAAGCACCACCACTCATTTGTCCTGTTGCCTCATCAATTCTGTAATGATTTAACCAAGTGAAGTTAGGTATCAAATTCAACCCTTTTTCCCACTCGTTCCTTAACCATTGAGAGCCTGATTGATCTAAAGTGTTGAGTGGTTGGTTTTCAATTATGCTCTCGGTGTATGATGTTGCGAGTTTATATTGAATAATAAGTGGATGTTGTAATAAATATTGCTTTAAAACATTAATATCATTATTTGTGTTTTTAACACTCAATTTATCATTCATAATTGAAACAGTATAATCAACAGCACCAGCTGCATATATATTAGCTCTTGTGTAATTTGCATTATCACTTAAAATATATTTTCTAAGTGAAGTTTCTTCGCCTAAACTACCAATTTCACTTAATGGTACTATTGCCTGAAATATTGTATCATTCCATTGATACCGACTAAAACTATTTACTAAATCTATTACATTTACATACCCCGTTTGTCTAGTAATCGTATTCCCACTTACGCTATCGAACGCTCCTAAATGATATGAGTTTTTAAGAGTATCAGAAGTTAAAGCAAAAGTTCCCCCTTTTGATGGGAAATAATATGTAGGATCTTGACCTCCTATCCAGTTGCTGAAATCAAAAGTTCCAGCTCTATTATTTAAATTGTAAATCCATATTCTATTTGAAGAACTTTGAAGTGCTAAATTACCATTGATTTTATGAATGCCAGCTCCATGAGGGATGCTAGCATTATTTTTAAAGAAGACTCCTGAATGAGGACTAAAAAGTCCTTCTTTAGTAAGAACACTTTCATAGTCGCCATCGGTTGATTTATAAGAGATTTGATAATTATCTAGTTTTATTTCAGAAAAATAGTCGTCATCTTCTCCTTGCTCGTAATAAATCCCAGCAGTTATTTCTCCATCAACAATTTTTACTCGAGCATTTGGATTTGAATTTAGATGATACTCTAAAGTGATTCCTCTAGTAGCATGATTTATTATTTCACTATAGATATTTGAGTTGTCCGATTCTTTAGATTTAACATAAGAAGAAAGATCACTTTTTAAAGCATAAGAAGAAAGCTCGCTGTAATATGCTACTCTACTTTGACCTTCATTTCCGTAGTAGTCTCCATCAATCTGAATATAAGTCTTACCATCTTTTTCACTTAAAACGAAGCCACCTCCGCCTGCTTGATCACTCCCCCATCTTATCGTATAGCCATTAGATGAAGTTGTAGTTCCCCAAGTGGTATTGTTATTTAAAACGCCTAATCCTAGAGTGGCGGTTAAAACTACTTGACTGATATCAGTAGATAAAGCGAAAGTGCTATTTTTATATAAGTAAAGAATCTTACTTGTTGTATTGTAAGAAGCGGAGGTGACCGCGTTTCCAGTTCCAGATATTTGGACAGAAGAAATCCCTCCGCCTTGACCTCCTTCACTTAAGATTTGAGTTAAAGTCTTACCTGCTGAATAATCAGCTTTACTCGTTTCATTAGCTTTTAAATTTTCATTTCTAAAGAAAATGTGGTCAGTATCTTTTAAAGATAAAGTAGAATTTCTGCTTATTGAATCAAATGAAACCTGATCTGCAATTCCTGAATAAGTATCGCTACCTATGGCTTGTGCGCCTGTAACGCTACTAGAAGTAGTTCCAGTTTTTACAGCTGTATTTGATAAATAATTAGTTCTATTGCTTTCTAATTTTTGATTTATTTCTAAAATCGATTTAGAAATAGGGCTTTGAGATTTTCCAATTTTAAAAGTATAAATTGCGTCACCATTTTCATCGACAGAAGAATAGGATATTTCTTCAATATTTAGCATTTGAGATAACTTTCCATCTTCTACTACATAGACTGGCTGAAAAGGATTAAAATATTCAACCATTACTGTCTTGTCCTCTACTGGATCAGGAATCCAAGAAATTGTTTGTGTTTCAGAAACAGGAGCTTTAAAAGTAAACTCATAGCTAGTAGTTATTTTATGTTGAGAAAAATAACTTTGAGCTAACGATTCTAAAGAATTGTTATAAGCATCATCATCAGAATAAAATAGCATTGCAGCTTTAACAGGAGTTATTCTCCTAGAAGAAGCATAATTTGTTGTTATTGTTCCGTCGTTTAATAAATAATATGTTAATGATTCTTTGAAAAGAATATTTGAGCTAGAAGGAACTAATAATAATTTATTTATATTAGATGAAATGGTATTATTTTTTTTCTTAGAAAAATACGCACCATTGTCGTAGTTAAAAATCACTGTTCTTTCTTGAAATCCAAGATCATCATTCATAAAGTAAATTTTTTTGTTTAAACTGAAAAAGACTTTAAAATGATTTAAATATTCATCAGGGTGAACCATATTCTTCAAACAATCTAAAAAAGTATAATTTTGATTAGAATTAGGCTTACTGATTGAGAATCTACTAGTAGTTAATCCATTATGGTTATAAAAGCCAAAATCGATATAATTTAAATTATCAACACTAGTTTGTTCGCGAATACTATTAAAGCAATCACGATATTCAAAAGAAACAGCACTACTCATCCAATCATCAATGTTTATTGGAAGTTTTAAAACTGAAAAAATATAAGTGCAGCTTAAAGTGAAAGTATTATTATCTTCATTTTTAGCAATATTTTCGATAACACCAATATATAAAGAAAATTTGTAATTCTGAACAACGTGAATAATATCACCTTTTTTAATATCGCTAAATTCATTAATTACAAAAGTAGAAATAGCTGAGCCATCTCTATCTTTTTTAATATTAAAAGAAATAACTGTTGTCTCATCTACTTTATTAAAATCAAAATTAAAACTTCTATATGCGTTTAAAACAATCATTTTATGCCTCCTTAAAATAAGGAACAAATTTTCTTTTTTCTGTGAAAGTCGTGCCTTCTTCGTGGCTGTCTCCACCTATTACGACTAATCCTATATTCTGATTATTTATCGCTTGAAATTCAGGTGCGAAGCCAAAAACAAATCCGTCATTTTTTTGAGCGTCGTAAATATCATCCTCGAAGAAATATTCAGATTCTTCCATAATTTTAAAAATAGGCTCATTGTATTTTTTAGAATAATAAGGGGCACTTAAATCGCTTATAATATGAGAAGAGACATTTCTATTTCTGCATAAAACTTCATTGCAAACGTCGAATAAATCGCCTTCAGATCCGTTTCTGTAAAAATTTTGAATAAGAATTTCATAGGTATCAATTTCAACTGAAGAAGTTAACTCAATAATTAGTGGTGATGGAACTTCAGAGCAAACTAGAGAGCTGACATTCCAATCGCTAGGAATAAAATCATTTTGAGAACTATTCCATGTGTAAATTCTAGTTTCTTCGACATATGCGTTAGAATTAAACCACCACGAATAACGCTCTAGCTGAATTTGAATAGGTAGAGTGTTTCCTATTAAATGCTGAGGAGTCATTGAAGAAATTTTAACATAAGCGTATCTGATGGAATTATTATTTCTTTTAACTCCGAATAATAACTTATAGTAAGATTTATCAGGATTTAAATTAATCATCTTATAGAGTCTTTCTTTAAATGCTAAAAAGCCATCAACTCCATTTTTGCAATAAATGTTAAAAGAAATTTTAGAAGTATTCATTTTTAACGAATTATAAATAATTAAAGATTCGCTATTTGTGAAATTTAGAGAATCTGAAAAGCCTAAGTTTTCAGCAGGTGAAGCAATATTCTCTCCATAGGGAGTAATATCGATAGATTGATAGATTTCATTTTCGTTGCCTATCGCAAAAGAATAGCTAGTCATTTTTCCTCCTAATTGCTATAAAATGTATTTATTTCCGAGCGCATTATCAATTTCAGAAATCGACATGTGATCTGCAGTAGTATTAATAGTAACGTTATAAGTGTTATTATTGGAATTTCCAGTCGCACCAAAACCAAAATGACTAGGAATTAAAATCGGAGCTGTTGGATTTGTGTATCCTTCCACAAAATCTGCAAATCCTGAAAAATCCCCGTTAAAAAATTTATTAACTCCATCGAAGAAATCATTGACTGATTTTGTTAATCCATCAAAAACCCTGCCGACAAATTGAGCCATATTTGCCAACCCTTCCATAAATCTAGTTAACCCAGTCGAAGAGCCTATTTTTTCTATAAGCAAACTAAATCCTTCCAATAATGGAGAGAATAATTTATGAATAGCTTCAAAAGCTTGTCCTAAAATTTTAATCTGAAAAGTAAGAGGAGGAAGAATTAAATCCGCCGCTATTTTAAAAGCATCAACTAAGATATTCCAAACAGGCTTTAATGACTCAAAAATGTCTTTAACTGTATTTATAACTGGAACAAAAGCAGTCTTTAAAGAATCGATTAATTCATGAATTGATTCTTTGAATTTCTCATCTTCTTTATAAGCTGAAGTGAATAAGGCGGTGATTCCAACTATAGCAGCAGTCACTACTGGATGAGCTGCTACTAGACCTAATAGACCGCTACTAGCTCCAGCAGTTCCAATTTTAACTGCTGATAGAGCCTTTCCTAAATTAGCGACAACTGAAAGAAGAGGCGGAACTGTAACTGTAATAGTTAATATAGCTTTAGCTAAAGTCTTATTCGCGCTTATCCACTGAGCTGTGCCCTGAATAATTTCTTTAACTTTTGGAACAATATCAGAAGTTAAAACTTCTTTAAACTGGTTAACATAGGGCAAAACAGCACTCGCTATAGTGCCAGCTATTTCCGTGAATCTAGTCTTGACATCATCAAGAGCTTTAATTAATGCCTTAGAAGATTCTACTTCTTCGTTAGTAGCATAAGTAGCAGTCTCCATTAAATCATCAATTTTATCGCTACCCGCTTCAAGTAAAGGGAGAAGTTGAGCGCCTAATCTATCGCCGAATAATTTATTCGCTAAAGCAAGTTTAGTAGTTCTGTCTGATATTTTTTGAAAAGCATCAGAAATCTTCTTTAAAGCGGTAGTAGTATCTAAGCCGATGAAGTCTTGATAATTAAGTCCTATTTGCTTTAAAGTCTTCGCAGTTTCTAAACCCTCCCCAACTGCTAAGTCGCCTAAAGCTGCGCCTAATTTAGTTATTCCAGTTCTTGCTTGTGAAGAAGTGACTCCTAGAGTAGTTGCTGCATCAATTATTTTTTGATAATTTTCTGCATCCATTCCAGCTCCGGACGCTTCATCAAATATAGTCGCTAAATTTCCTGCGCCTTTAATAGTAAAAGCTGATATAGCAGTTCCAGCCGCTATTACTGATGCTGATATTTTTGTGAAAGAACTAGCAACTTTAGATAGTGAATCCCACTTTTCAGTCGCTAAAGAATTCAATTGACTTTTAGTCTTCGCTAGATTTCCATTTAAATCAATAAGGCTACTTTCTGCTCTATCAATTTGCCCGAGTATTGACTTTTGAGAAGTCACATCGTTTCCTAAAGTAGCAGCTTTAGCTTTTAACTCACTAATTTTTTTAGTTGTTTCGGCGATACTCTTATTTAATATTTCTTGTTTTTGTTTTAATAATTCAACATTTTTAGGATCGTATTTTAATTCTTTATTAACTTTTTTAAGTTCTTTTTCTTGAGATTTAAGAGTGTTGTTGACTTCTTTTAGACCATTAGAAAGCTGAGAAGAATCTAATCCTAGTTTAATATTGAAACCTTTTACTTCATCAGCCATCTTCTCGCCCTCCTCTAATTAAAGAACTTGTCTATGTCATCTTGAGTTGCATTCACTTTTTTTTGAATTTTTATTCCGCATTCAGCGCATTTTTGCTCTAAGAATAAAATATATAATTCGCTCCAAATTCTAATTGATAAACTATACATTTCATCAATAGTTAATCCCATCTGTTTACTTGAATAAATTAGTGAAGCTCTATAAGATACTTCGCTATCTCCTCCGCTACTTTTAAATTTGCGACGAAGGAGATCAGTTAGTTTTTTATCTTCTTATTTTGCGCGTCTTCCGGATTCATTAATTTTTTAACTGCTTGAACTATTGGAAGCATGTCAGAATTAGTGGCTTTGTCCATGAATTCTTCAAATGAATAATTAGGTTTAGGATGAATCATTGCGTATCCTACTCTAAAGAATTCAGTTACTGATTTTCCTAAATTTTGAAGGTCAAATTCTCTGTTAAAAGACTCTTCGAAGCGAACTAAATAAATTAAATTATCGCTTAAAGTAATTTGTTCTCCGTTTTCTAAGTTAATTGAAATTTGCATACTCTCTCTCCTTTTTTAAAAAATAGGGAAAGTCAATCAATTAATTTGGACTTTAATTTTGAAACTTTCCCTCGCCTTACTAGTAAGCAAGGTGTTAAATTTATAAATCAGCGATTGCTGAATAAACCTTAAATAACTGGAATAGCAGGCGCTGAAGAAATTACAGAAGCGTAATTTGTGTCTTCAGAATCTACTACATATCTAATTATTGAATGACCGGCATTATCTTCGACCGGATATACAGCGATATTTAATGAATCAGCGTTAACTGTAGGCGATTCATTAATTGTGCCAGAATTTTCATCACCTAAATTAGCGGTGCATTTTAGAAAGACAATTCTTCTTCCCTTTTTATCGCCTTCAACTTGAAGAATTAGCGCAAAGTAAGGATGATTAGGATTAGTTAATTCGACTATATTTCCATTTGCGTCTTCGACCATTCCTAATAGAGCTTTTTTAACAGAATCAGAAATTGCCGAGAAATTTAAAGTAATATTTGCACCAGTATAGCCTTTGATTACATAAATTAATTTATTATCTGCATAAACAGGAGTTTCAGAAGTTGTTCTCGATAAACTAAACTCTTGAGCATTTTCGATTCTTACAGGAGTCCCCCAAGTTAACGCTCCACCAGTTCCAACAGTTAAGGGCGCGTAGTAGACATTACTAAGACCAAAAGTAACTACATTTTCAGCCATTTATTTATTCCTCCTTAATTTCCAACCTTTGAGAATTCATTACTGATTAGGCTGGAGATGTCAGTAATTATTTTTGAGACAGCCTCATCTCTAGCTGGTTTCATGAAAGGCTTACCCTCTACTCTAGGAGTAGAAGCGTATGGTCTTAAATGACCTAATTCTAGAAGATGAACTATCGAATATTTATGATTTTTCTTTGCCGAGATATAGAAAGCTTTGCTAGTATAGATTCCAGTTTCAGTAACTACGAATGAATCTGCTAAGTGATGACCTCCGACTCCTCGACCTTTAGATCTAGGAGCAGTTCTAGAGACAACTTCTTTAGTAGATTCTGCTACTTGAGAAATAATCTGAATAGATTTTTCTTCGACTTCCTGACCTGCTTTTTGAATTTGAATTCTTAATTCAGTTAGAGCATCATTGATTGACTTTGAATTATTCATTTTACTCTAATCCTTGAATTCTATATTCAAAGACGTAAAGCTTTGATTGATCGTCATAGCCCGACTCAATGAATCTAACTTTAAGAAGATGATTTACTAGTGCAGTTTCAAGAGATTTTCTAATAGTAATCGTTTGAGACTGCTCTGGACGATATGTCGTAAACAAATAAATAGTTGATTCAACATTTCGCTTTACTTTTGAATTATCTCCGTAAAAGTCAGTATTCTCAGATTCAAAGGCATAAATTAAATAACTTCTTTTTGATTGAACTTTATTTGAATCTATAAAGTCGCGGAAGAACATTACTTTGTTTTGAGTAGTAGATGAGTTACTTCTACCATCTACCATTCCAGCTTCTTCTAAAGCGGCTGTTAATTTTGAAGTAAAGCTTACTTCGCATTCAGTCCATGTCATTAGATAGATCCTCCCCAATCTGAGTAGACTATTTCGTCAAAATATAATTCTTGAGTAACTAATCGACCAGTTACTTCGATAGTTCTATCTCGCTCGTTATAGCCATCAATACCTATTACTTGATAGATTCTTTCGCCATAAATTTTAGAGTAAATCTCGAAAAACATGTCGTTAGTAATAGCTCTTCGAATTATTGTAAATTTGCCTTCAACATCAAGTTCAGATTGCCTATTCTGATTTATTTCTTTTTCGCTCGCAGTTCTGAAATATGCTTTAATAGTAGTTCCTTGCGGATGAATATAAGTTTTAGAAATCAACTCATTTCCTTCTTCATCTTTGGAAACTATGATTTTAAAGATTTTTATTGACTTATCAAATCTCATAGGCTATTCCTCCGAGATTATAATGTCCAATAAATCTGCGATTGAATAATCTATAGCTTTTTGGTAATTATGCTCATCGTCATTATAGAAATTCATTGCTACCCAATAAGCAGCAGTATTCTTAGCTAAATTCTGACCGACTGTGTTAGAGAATTCAGCCTTCCCCCAATCTCGACCTGTTCTTTTTAATAGAAAATCAGAGGCAGTTTGATTTAAAGAATTTAGCAAAGATATATTCGAATAATCAGGATCTAAATCTAATCTCTCGAAGATTTCTTCTTGCGTTAGCAATAAAGTTGCTTGAGTCATCATCCTACCTCCTTTCTATTAATTACTAAATTTTATTTTTTGACTTTTTTCTATAAAGTTACTGTTCCGTAAACGAAAGCGGAAGGAACAGGAGCTGCGGCAACAAAAGCGGAAGCAGAGAAAGAAGTTACTTGAACGTGGATATCTTTGTCTCTTTCTAAAGTAATTCCACTTAAGACATTGCCTTTAAAGTTTTCAGCAACATTACCAATGAGAATGCCGCCATCATTTAATGTAGGATCTTCGACTAAATCCATACCTAAAATGCCGGGAACAGAGGTTTCTTTTGAGAACGGATTAAATAAGTATCTTCCTGATCCATCTTTTAAAGTTCTAATTTTGTTATAGACATTGTGCGCGACGTAGACTTTAGCGCCTCTAGCATATCTAGCAGACAATTTTCCAGCAGCAGCAAGTAAATCATCGGCTAAGGTGGCAGCAGCAAACGTGGCAGAAGTTGCTCCGTTAGTGATGCCTGATACTCTAGCAGGTTGAGAACTAGTTCCAGCTTGACCGTTTCCATAAATTAATTCAGCGCTCCAATCTTCAGCAAAATCGTTAAACATGGTGTCTAAGATCCATGCTCCTAAATCAATATCGGACAATTGCAAAACTTCCTCAGTAACTGGAAGTAAAGTTTGGACGAAGCCTTTCTTAGCTTCAAGATTGGCAAACTCCCATTGAGCATCATTAACTTTCTTGCCTTCAATTTTTGGTTGAGCTTTAGTTCTAGAAACTCTATAAGGGAATGAAGTTAAACCTTTAACATTTGATAAATTGATATCATTTAAAATAGGAGTTAACTTAGCTTCAGCTCTTAATAAATCAAAGACTACTTTAGTGTTGATAGTATAGCCAAAGTTAGAAACGCCATCAGCTTCAGCAGAAGCTGCGACATAAGTAAGAGCAGTAGTTCCTAAAGAGGTATCTAAGGCTCTCTTTTCTTCTTCATTAATTAATTTCTTTCTAGCGTTTTTACCTAAAGCGAACGCTAACGCTTCTCTAGTTGATTTAAATTCAAACATTTTTTCTTTTGCTCCTTTTTCAATTTTTGCGCCATCTTTTAAGACGCGACTTCTTTCTTCTTGATCTTGTTTTAGAGCCTCTTCTTTCTTAATTTCGAGTTCTCTTTTTTCATTGAGTAATTCTGAAGCTTCTCTTTTTAATTCATCTAACTTTTGAGGATCATCAGTTTTAATCTCTTTAATTTCGAGAGCTCTCTTATCAATCTCGCCGACTCTAGTAGCGATTTGATTTAGCAATTCTTTTAATTCCATTAATTACCCTCCTTTTATTAGGATTGACTCCCACCGGATTCTTTCCCGATAATTTGATTTAAAACACTATTTAATTCAGCTACTTTAAGAGCCACCGCTCTCTTTTCTTCAATACCCACCAGCATTTGAGATCTTTGAGCTGATATAGTAGTGTTTTCATAAGCAGGAAATTCGACCGCAGAAACATCATAGATTTTCTTAATAGATTTAACGTGGAAAGTATTAGTTTCTTCGTCGAATTCTTCATCATCGATAGTGAACGCCCAGCTCATCTTGTCGAGAAGTCCTTCGTCGACGTCAGTGTAAAATTGCACACATCTAGGATTCTTCTTTGACAATAGAGCATGAATATATCCACCAGTAGAATCTAAATCCAACTTTAAAGTTGAATTTCTAGTTCTAGCGACTGCATAGTCGCCATCTCCGTGATTAACATTTAAAACAATGTCGGATATATCTGTATTTTTAAAAGCGTCCGCTTCGATGATCTCATAATATTTGACTCCGTCAAATTCATATAGTAATGTTTTTTCTCCTATAGCGATTGCTTTACCTTCAATGTGATAGAAGTCATCATCAGGAGTGTTGACTTCTTCTCTTTTTTCTAAAGAAAAATCAATATATCTTCTTTCCCTAAATTCTCTTTTTTTCTTAATATCTTTGTCATTCATTTTCAGTAACCTCCTTATTGTCTTGATTAACTTCATCATTATTTTGAGAAGTGTCAACTCTATCAATTCTTTCGATGAATTTATTGTTGTCATCGCTTACTAACTCAAGACCTAGAATCTTTCTTATTTCGTTATACGAGTAACCGCCGGAAGCGACTAGGGCATTTGATAGCTGGATTCTATGAGTTAGAGATGCTGTATATATTTTTGAAGCATCAATTAAATATTTATTTCCGAATTCTCTTTCAGTTTTAGTCAATAATTTAGAGTTTAATTCATCTTCCAACTCCATAGTTATTGGCTCTATAGATTGCTCCACCCACGCTTGATAGATATCATCGGCTGCTTGACCTTTAACGACAGCTTCAGGTATTCCAAAGTAAGAGTAGATTTCAGAATTCATAATCTTAACATCATCAGGAGTCGCCCACTTTGCTTGATTTGTAACTTGCTGAATAGACTGAGAATTATCTATATAGAAGATTCCGCTACCATCAACTTTAGCGACTTGATCTGATATTTGCTGTTGTCGCTTTTGCAAATCTTCAGGCTTTAATGGCTGAGTAGATTGTGCTATAAATCTAACTACATTTGCTAACTTTAAGACTTTTTGCAGACCTTCGTAGTTCGCATTAATAGTATTGACTAACATATTAAGAGCCTCATTATTCTTGACGTAGGGATTTTGCAGAGAAGGAGAATTGACTAGAATTATCATTTCATCACTTTTTGAAACAATAGTCTTATCGTTGAGGTTAAATTGGTAGTAGATATTTCCATCTAATTCTTTAATCTCAAAATTAGTCGCTGTAACGTCAATGCAGTAGAGGCTCTTAAGAATAGGAATTCTGCCTCCGTAATCCCACTCCAACCAAATTGCAGCCACGTTGTTTGCAAAGTAGCTAAATGCTACTTGCTTCCAAAAGTTAACTGCGTTTTGAACTTTGTTTGGTTTTACCTGAAGCAAATAATTAGTAGGATCAGAATCTTCAGGCTTTCCTTTATAGAACAATGTCGGCTTAATCTTAGAGAGAGCTTTCTGATAGGCATTAATGCAAGACATGTAAGTGGAGTTTGCTTCTTTGTTTGCATTATTAGCAATAAGAAAAGGATCGAGAGTAATCATTCTCGTGCTATTAATGGCGTTTAAGCTGCTGCCTTTTCCAGATATTTTGCTAACAATCCAATTCCAAAGTCCCATTAGATTCTTTTCCTACGTGAATATTTAAAACTTTAAGTCAATTAAAAATCTTAAAAATTGTATAAATATTTTTTGCCATAAAATAAAAAAACCTATATATAGGTTTTTCTTGTAAAAATTTAATGTGGATTTTGTCAAATTTTTAAAACTAGTTCAAATAAAAATCTTTGTTTCTACAAAATTCGACTAGAGCATTTAAAGTAGAAGCGACTCCATCAATCTTATTGACTGCTCTGTCTCCAACTTTCTTAGCCATCATGTTACCGTTTCTATCTTGAACTAACTCAACATTTGCAAGCATCCACTTAAAGACTGGATTATTCAAATAGCAGATAGTCTTATCTTTTAATCTAGTATTTAATTCTTGCATAGGAAGTGACAGAGTTTGGAACCCTTGTCTAACTGCTTCTTGCACTCCATTGCTTCCTTCCGACCAGCCTAGAGAAGCAAGCTCGTTAACTAAATAACGAGCAGACCATGCATCAAACATTATTTTTTGAAAAATATATCCGCAATCATTAAATTCTTTCTGTAACCACTCGGCTACATCGTGGTAGTCTATAGCGTTTTTGCCTGAAATTTTAACAAGCCCTCTATCTATCCAAGCTCGAAAAGGAACTCTTGAATTTTTACATGCGTCAGAATCTAAAAATGATTCAGTTACCCAAAACATTGATTTAACTATTACAATCTTTTTCTCTGTGTCAAAAAGTAAAGTTATCCATGCTGTTAAATCGCCAGTTCTTGATAAATCATATCCACCTATAGCATAGCTTCCATTAAATTTATCTAAGAAATTTGGATTATCAACTTCTTCTTTAGAATAGAGAGCATAAGCTCCATTGTTGATTTCTTCTGCAGATAACCAAGAAAGATTATCAACTCCGAATAAATTAAAATCTTTAGTTTTAACTGTATTTGCAAAATTTAAATCTGTCTTAGATCTTTTCACATTATCTCTTAAAGCTTTTCTGTTTTTTATGATATCTAAACCGGGATTAGCCTTAATCCAATATTTCTCGTCATCAATTTCTTTTTCATCGTCTAACTCATAAATCAAAGGAAATAAAGTATCATCTTTAATTAATCCGTCTAAAACTTGAGAGCTATATTCGTATTCATCGTCAAAAAGTCCGCCTCTAACGAATCCACCAGTAGTAATCATTGAAAGTAAAGGCTCTTTTCGAGAAGACATCGATTGCTTTAAAATATCATAAATTTGACGAGGCAATTCGTGAATTTCATCGATGATAGCCGCTGAAGCATTTAAACCATCTAATGCTCTGACATTTTTACTTAAAACTTTATAAAAAGATTTAACTTTTGATTTAGTGTAAATTGTCGGCATCGGAAACACTTTATATCCGAAGCAATCGCTTAAATCAGAGTCTTGATCTATCATTGATTGAGACTCTTCCCAAACTCTTCTTGCTTGAGGAGCGGTAGTCGCCGCAGAGTAAACTTCAGCGCCCGGCTCTAAAATTGAAAGAAATAATCCAAGCGGAGCATGCTCAGTAGTCTTACCGTTTTTTCTACCTCTGACATCAAATATTTCTTGAAATCTTCGAGTATTATCATCTCGCCTTAAAATTCCAAAAACCGCCTCCCACTTTGCCTTTTGAAATAAAGTAAGCTCTAGGTATTTCCCGGAGAACTCTCCTTTTGACTGTTTGCAGAAATTTTCGCAAAACTTAATAAATTTTAAACCTTTCTTTTCGTTAAAGTAATAGACTGGATCTTTATCTAAGAGAATCGGCTCGACAATATTAAAGTATAACTTCTTAACTTTTTCAGAAGTAATTATTTCGCCTGATTTAATTTTGTCGATATATTCTCCTAAATAACTCATTCTTCCTCCTAGTCATCATCCTTAAATATTGCGTCGAGTTTACTCTCTTTTTTAGAAGCTATAGCTATACCCATTCTTGCTCTTCCAACTGGCGTCAAACAAAGTTGCTCCGAAAGTTTAATAATAACTTCAATTTGCTTATTCATGATGTTGCGCATTTTGTCTAAAACTTTTTGAGCTTCTTTATTTGTTGTGATTAAAACTTGATATTTAACCCACGTTTCTTGTGCCTTTTTATAAATGGCGACTGACTCGCAATACATAGATAAAGCTGTAATATCTAAATCGTTCAGAATCTTTGCTCCCATTGTTTTGTAAATTTTCATAACTCTTTTCCACTCTTTTTTTGCAGGAGCAGAAAGAGTCGAAGGGCATTTTAATTGATCTAAAGCAACGAGTGATTCTTCAACTTCTCTTCTCTGATTAACATAATCAGCATCTAACTTCATCTGAGTTCTATCAATTAATTGAGCTGGCTTAGGCTTTCTCCCTGTCATTTAACTTTTACCTCCTATGTTTATATAGCAAAAATTTTGCGGCGCTTTAATAATTCCGAAATCATTTAAACTTTTAGGAGTATTAAAGATTTCAAGATTATTTATATAAATTTCAAAACCAACATTATTATTCAAATAATTATTAATTTGATGAGTAAAAAGCCCATATGATTTAAAATACATATCATCACAAGTTGATGGTCTTATTGTTTTTACATTATAACAACGAAATTTGAATAA